CTATCATCGAACTTACTCGTGCGCTCGAAAACATCCCCTTCAAGCCGGCAACCTTGTCTGGATCGGGCTTGTTCGGGCCGCGCGGCGTGCGCTCCCGCACCGTCGTCATCGAGAGCCGCGACGGCACGCTGTCGCTGATCCCGTTCTCCGAACGCGGCTCGGCCTATGACCAGCAGACCCCCGAGCGCCGCGATGTGCGCGCCTTTGTCTGCCGTCAGTTCAAGAAGCAGGACGTGATCTGGGCCTCGGAAATCCAGCAGGTCCGTGATTTCGGCAGCGAGTCCGCCACCCAGCAGGTGCAGGCCGAAGTCGCCCGCAAGCTGGGCCGTCTGCGCAATGACGCCGAGACCACTTTTGAGTATCACCTGTTCAACGGCATCCAGGGGCTGGTGAAAGATCCGCGCGACGGCGCCACGGTGGTGAACTACTTCACCGAGTTCGGCATCACCCCGGCCACGGAGGTGGACTTCGATCTCGACAACGCCACCCCCGCCTCGGGTGCCTTGCGCAAACGCTGCCAGGCGCTGATTGAAAGCGTCGAGGATGTGATGGGCGGGCTTGCCACCGGGGCAATCGCGCTGCGTGCCGAATGCGGCTCGGCCTTCTTTGCCGATCTGGTGGCGCACAAGGAGGTCCGCGAGACCTACCTCAACACCGCCGCTGCCGCCGATCTGCGCTCGCGTATCGCCGACGAGGTCAGCTTCGGCGGCATCACCTTCCGCCGTTACCGAGGCGGGGCGGGCTTCGGTGTCGCGACAGACAAGGCGGTGTTCTACCCAGAGTCCGTCGATGGGTTGTTCGAAATCTACCATGCCCCGGCCGACACGTTCGAGACGGTGAACACGCTGGGCCAGCCGCTTTACGCACGGATGATCCCCGACCGGGATCGCGACGAATGGGTGCGCCTCGAGATTGAGTCGAACCCGCTGCCGATCTGCACCCGTCCGCAGGTGCTGCGTTCGGCGCGGCGGACGTGATGTCTGCCTTTGCCGCTGCCGTGAGCGCGCTCTTCGGCGATCCCAACATCGGGCGGGACGCGGTCTACATCGCCGACGGCGGCGCGACCGTTCTGGTGCGCCTCATTGCTCGGCGCGCCGATGATGTCTCCGACTTTGGCGATGCGCGGCTCTGGTCGGAAACCACCCGCGTCGATCTGCGCGTCGTCGAGGTGCCAAACCCACGGCCCGGCGACCGCATCGAGATCGACGGCGACGCCTTCCTCATTCAGGGCGAACCGGTCCGTGACCGCGAGCGGCTGGTCTGGACAGTTGACCTGAGTCCAGCATGAAACTGCGGCTCCAAATAGACCCCGACATCGTAGCCATGATGGCGGCCGAGGTCGCGGCGGGGGAGCGTGCGGTGACGGCCGCGATGCGCGAGGCTGGGACCGGTCTGAAAGCCGCCTGGCGGACGCAGATCACCGGCGCAGGGCTGGGCACTCGACTTGCCAATTCGATCCGCCTCGCCGGCTTTCCAAAGTCTGGCGAAAGCCTGAACGCCGCAGCGCTGGTTTGGTCGAACGCACCGGTGATCGTTGGCGCGCATGACACCGGGCCGCTGATCCGCTCTAAGAACGGCTTTTGGCTAGCGATCCCTACGCAAGCTGCGGGCAAATCCACCCGTGGCGGACGGATCACCCCCGGCGAATGGGAACGCCGCACCGGTTTGCGCCTGCGCTTCATCTATCGCCGGAGGGGGCCGAGCCTGCTGGTGGCGGAGGGGCGGCTGAACGCCAAAGGTCGCGCCGTGGCGTCCCGGTCGAAAACAGGCCGGGGCGTCGTCACCGCGCCAATCTTCCTGCTGGTGCCGCAGGTCAAGCTGCCGAAGCGGCTGGACCTCGCGCGGGACGCTGAGCGGGCAGTGGACAGTGTGCCGGGTCTGATAGTAGCGAATTGGGTTGAGGAAAGGCTCGGCTAGCTATCCGACGTGCACTGTGACGTCATAACCCAAGGATTTGAGTGACTTCGACGTTCTCCCATTGCGTGGCGGGAAGCGATCGGGCAATGCCCAACCGACGAGTTCGCCTAATGCGCTGACTCCGAGCCCCTCCATTTTCCACTTTGGGTCATTAACGGCGGTCCAGAACCGCTCGGGCAACTGAGCCTCCTGGCCACCATAGAGGATGAACTTTGCAAGCTGCTTCACGTCGTTGCCGCCTGCGGACGTATCATTCCATATCCGCTTCGACAGCGCGTCAACCTTATCAGGTATCGTGTACTTGGTCCCGTCCTCTAGAAGACCAACTGACTTGTTGGCAACGCGTCGCGCGTAGTCCTTGATTGAATGTATGCCCATGCAAATCTCACGGAACCGCAGATAGTCCATCTCATTGATGGCTTCGAGGGTGAGCGCTTCGCGCAACATGGGAGCTGTCGTGTTCAGCATAACGTCCTCTTCGGATGGCGCCTTGGGCAGGCTTCGCCACCATTTGACGGCTTCTTTCAGCGCCGCGTCAGGATCTCGCCTGTTTTGCTCAAAATAATCGGCGTATAGGGCTCGTCGTCCGTCGAAGGTGCGCTGATAGTAATGGGCGTGGAGGAACTGGTCGCCCTGTGCCCCTGCGGGCGCATTGGGAGCAATCCAAGAGGGCCTGTTCTCAGGTTTGCTCACCAGTTTCCCGATGTCACGGAGAAGTTGAAGGGTTGAGTGCCACTCCTCGAGAAATGTATCGCGTCTGCGGTCGGTGGCTTTTTTCTTGCCGGTCTGAACGAGCCCTGACCATTTGTTGAAACTGGGGCTGTTCCAGAACTCGTCGGACGGCGGCTCCGTCGCGGCTATCTGCTTCGCCCGCTTCTGCATCACATCGACCAACTCGTCAGTCAGTGGGGTCGAGTTGCGATCGAGTACATCGAAGAGTTCGAGTATATCTCCTGCCATCTCGTCGCTGATTTCGGATTCGGGAAAGAAGCAGCCTGCCTCAACGTTCTTGTACCAAGCGCTTGCCGTCAGGTTCGCCGAGCCGATGTAAAGGCCGTATTCGCGCCACCAGATAACCTTGGCATGATGATGCTGAACAAGGCGACATTGGAAGCGAGCCGACTTTCGGGCTAGGAAGGTAGTAAGAATGGACGGCTTGACGGCGACGCCTTCGTCGAGGCGGCCGTAGTACTTGAGTGGGATACCATTGTTCCAGCACCAGTCGAACAACAGGTCGATTTCTGTGGAGTAAGCAACCGCCGCCAATACTTCGTGTGTTTCCGCAGCAGCGTTCAACGTGATGTTGGTCAGGTAGTTGCCGTTAATTCCGCCCAACATCAATTGCATCGTCGACTCCCGAAACCTGTTTTCCTTCGGCCACCTTAGAGTCTGATTCGAAACTAACGCAACAATTTCAGACACATGGCATTTGATGCGCTGCGCAGCGTTTGCTGGTCGCCCATCACCCAAACCCAACAAAATCAGATGTTTGGGCCGCCGATCTTGTCTGCCATGATGGCATTTCGATGCTTTGGTTAAACGCAAAACATTGATTTTGCGTGATTAGTTTTGGATCAGCCTCTTAGACGAAACAACAATCATGCCCAACATCCGCGAAACCATCCTGGCCGCGCTGTACGCGCGGCTCTCGGCGTTGCCATCCACCGCCCTGCGCGGTGACGTTCTGCCCGAACGCGTGCCAGCCGCTGGCCTGCTGATCCTGCGCGACGGCGAGCCGGGCGAGCCGGAGGTCACACTGTCGCCCCTGCGCTACCACTACCAGCACCGGGCCGAGATCGAAGCGGTCGTGCAGGGCGCGGCGCTTGACACCGCCTTCGACACACTCTGCGCCAGCATCGGGACCGCAATTGCCGCCGACCGCACGCTGGGCGGCCTTTGCGACTGGGTCGAGGCGGAAGCGCCGCGCCCGGTTGATCTGCCGGTCGAGGGTGCTGTCAGCCTGAAGGCGGCGGTGATCCCAGTCATTCTGCACTATTCCACGGCCGATCCACTGGCCTGACCCTTCACATGACAGGAGAACACGATGGCACGAGCCCATGGTGCGCGGGCGCAGATGGCGCTTGCGTTCGAAACCGTCTATGGCACCGCGCCCGACACGGGCTTTCGCACGGTACCGTTTGCCAGCACCACGCTTGGGTCCGAGCAGCCGCTGATCGCCTCGGAACTGCTGGGCCAAGGGCGCGACCCGCTGGCCCCGATCAAGGATGCGGTCACCGCCGACGGCGATGTCGTCGTGCCGATTGACGTCGAGAACCTTGGGCTGTGGCTGAAGGCCGCCTTCGGTCAGCCTGTCACCAGCGGCACCACGCCCAAGACCCATACCTTCCAGTCGGGCAACTGGACGCTGCCGAGCCTCGCCATCGAGGCGGCGATGCCCGAGGTGCCGCGCTTTGCGATGTATACCGGCTGCGTCGTCGATCAGCTTTCGTGGCAGATGGCGCGCTCGGGCTTGCTGACGGCGACAGCGCGTCTGGTGGCGCAAGGGGAGAGCGTCGCGGCCACCACGGCTGCAGGCACGCCCACCTCGCTGGCGCTGCAGCGGTTCGGGCATTTCAACGGGGCGATCACCCGCAACGGCACGCCCCTTGGCAACGTCGTCTCGGCCGAGGTGACCTATTCCAACGGCCTCGACCGGATCGAGACCATCCGCTCGGACGGACGGATCGAGGGGGCCGATCCCGGCATGGCCGCGCTGACTGGCCGGGTCGAGGTGCGCTTCGCCGACAGCACGCTGATCACGCAGGCCATCGACGGCACGCCCTGCGAATTGGTCTTCGCCTGGAGCCTTGGGGCGAACGCCAGCTTCACCTTTACCGCCCATGCCATCTACCTGCCGCGCCCCCGGATCGAAATCCCGGGCCCGCAAGGCATCCAGGCCACCTTCGACTGGCAGGCTGCCAAGGCCGTCAGCCCCGCCCGCATGTGCACCGCCGTCCTCGTCAACACCGTAGTGGGATACTGAACCATGATCAGACTGAACCTGACCGCCGCGCCTGCGTGGCTGACCCTTGCCCCCGGCCTTCGCCTGTACGTCGCGCCGCTGACCACCGCCCTGATGGTTTCGGCCCGCGCCGATCCGGCTATTGAAGACCTGCCGGATACAGCCACCCAAGAAGAACTGGCGCTGACCATGGCCAAGGCCGTCGCCCGGCGCGCGGTACTGGATTGGGAAGGAGTCGGCGATGACGCGGGCGAGGTCGTGCCGGTCACACCCGAAGGCATCGATGCCCTTCTGGAAATCTGGCCGGTATTCGAAGCCTTCCAGACCCAATACGTCGCAAAGGGTCTGATCTTGGATGCGGAAAAAAACGTCTCCGCGCCCTTGCCGAGTGGTCCTTCGGCGGGGGCGATCGGTACTGCGCGGCTTGCGCGCGGCGCTGCCCCGACTGCCCCGCAAGACTAAACCGGCCGCAAACGCAGGACGGCTGGCAGGTCTGGGACCTGGTCGGCCGCCTTGGTGGCCAGTTGCGCGTCATCCCTGGTGCAGTGCTGGGCTGGGACATGGGCGCGGCCATCGCCATGGCCAATGCCCTCGGGATCGACACCCTGATCGCCGCCGAACTGCTGCCCGAGATCGAGGCTGTGATGGTGCGGAAACTGAACGAGCAGATCGGAGACGGCCATGGCTGAAAAGAGGGTCAGTGTCCGGCTGGTCGCGGAAGGTGGCCGTCAGGTCCGCGCCGAGTTGGAAGGCATCGGCGAGGCTGGCGCACGGGGCTTTGGCCGTCTGTC